CATTAATAATTTTGTTGCCAGATAAGTTTGGTTTATCAAGTGGTGAAATAGAAGTAGTTACAGCTATGGGAACTGTCATACTTAATAAACCCTACCAAGCTACGACAGTTAGTGTGTTTGAGTCAAGACCAACAAATCCAGTCATTTTAGATTTAACACTAGACATTATTGATAATATGCTAATAGTATCACCGCCAAAAGAAGAGGTGGTTATAGAAGAAGAAACAAGCAGCACACAAACAGATGGTGTGCTAGATTTTAATGATCTTGATATTGATTATTTAGCAGAAGATTATTTAGCAGAAGATAGTTTGGAGTTTACAGAGCTAGATATAAATTATTTAGATGTAAACTTTTTAGAAGATTTGTTAAATGTTCTTGATGCTTTAGCTGTATCAGAAGAAGAAGATGTTTTAGCACAAGCTACTAGCACGCAAATAGCAGGTACTCTTTTAGGCAAAGATCCAGATACACAAATTACTGCTTTAATTACAGGTAATGTTGTTAGTTTACGCAGAGAAGTAAATGAAAGCGTCAGAGTAGATTTAGATGGCAGTAATGCTTATACAGTTATTTTGATACAAGACGGGGTATCTAATATAATAAAAATAAATGGCGGAAGTGATAGCGTTATAACTATCACTCAAAGTGATTAAATGAACAAACTATTATTACCATTACTTATAATACTTGCGCTACCTATAATCTTTGAAAGCACACCAACAGAAATACTAAAATTAAAAGTGTATGACACTTTTGTTCAGACTCCAGAAGAATCTGGTAATTTTGTCATACTAAATATTACAGAAGAAGATATAGAGCGTGAGGGTGGCTGGCCCTTGCCAAGACAAAGATTAGCACAGATACAAGTTGATTTAATAAACCAAGGCGCTATAGGTATTGGATGGGTGGTCAGTTTTCCGCAGGCTGATCGTTTGGGCGGTGATGAAATCTTTGCAGAAACATTAGAGTTTGCTCCAACTGTTTTAGCTATGTTTGAAGATGGTAAGGGTAATTATCCCAACACACCAGGCACAGTTGTTATGGGCGAAGATAATGGTGGTATAATTTCTTTGGGAGTAAAGGAGAACCTACCACAATTATCCAATCACGCTTTGCAAGGGTTAGCCGTTGCTCCCACAGACATAGATCAGTTAGTTCGCAGAATACCTTTATTAGTAAAAACACCTAACAATGATTGGATTCCTAGTTTTGGCACACAAATATATAAAGCCTTGTTTGATGTAAAAACTTACATTATAAAAACTAATGATAATGGTATAGAAGAAATATCAATACGAGGAATACCACCAGTCAAAACAGATAGTCTTGGTCGTAAATGGATTAGTTGGGTTGATACTCAGCAAACCACATTACAAGAAATGAATGTTGCAAATAAGTTTGTATTTGTTGGCGTAACTGCTAACGGAGTCATGCCACAAATTGCTACTCCAGTTGGTTTACTAGAACCCCACAAAATTCAAGCTGCGTTATCTGAGTCAATCTTGATACAAAACTCACCATACATACCAGATTGGGCCAAAGCAGCCGAAATTTTAATTTTGGCAATTTTTGTATCTCTGACATGGCTCACAATCAATTATTTCAATGTAGTTAAGGGCGCAAGTATAGTTGTAGTTTTCTTGCTCACTACGGGCTTCTCAGGAGTTTTTAGCATCCAAAAAGGCATTTTATTGGACTTTTCTTGGACTTTTGTGTCACAAATAGTTACATCTACTATTGCTTTCTATTTAAACTACCAAAAACAATACAAACTGCGTCAGCAAATTAAAAAACAGTTTGAACATTATCTTGATCCTAGACAAGTAAAACAATTACAAGATAACCCAGACTTGCTTAAACTTGGTGGCGAAAAAAGATATTGCACATTTTTATTTACAGATGTCAGAGGTTTTACAAACCTATCTGAAAAATTACCACCAGAACAAGTTACAGTTATTATGAACAAGGTTTTGACAGAGCAAGTAACTTGCATACAAGCACATGGAGGTATGGTGGATAAATTCATAGGTGATGCTTGTATGGCAATATTTAATGCACCGCTTGACATAGACGAACATGAAAAAAGAGCAGTAGCTTGCGCACAAGATATTCGGACAGCTATACAACAATTACAAACAACTTTACCAGAACCAGTTGCTATTGGTATTGGTGTGAATACTGGCGAGGCAGTAGTTGGTAACATGGGATCGGATACAAGGTTTGATTATTCAGCTATTGGTGATGCTGTAAACACAGCTGCAAGGTTAGAGTCAGCTACTAAAGATGTGGGTGAAGATATACTGATTGGTGAAAATACTGCAAAAAAATGTAATTTTGGGTTAAAATCACTACAACCTATCAAAGTAAAAGGTAAAAAAAACTATTTAAAAATATACACAGTTTAATGACTATTAAAAAAATGACAGTAAAAGATGTTGCTGAGAGACTAACAAAATTAGAAACAATATCTCACGAACGCTGGAAAACTGCTTTTAATGAGTTTTCAGACATCAAAGAAGAAATCACTAGAATTAATTTAACTATAAAAACTGCAACATTTGGTGTGTTTGGATTTTTAGGCGCATTATCAATCGCAGTTGTAACATCAATGTTGGTCTAATATGAAAGGTTTATTAAAAAATATTGTAGGTGCTGTTGCGCCCACTATAGGTTCAGCTATGGGCGGTCCACTAGGCAATATGGCTATGGGTAAAATAGCAGAGGTATTGGGAGTATCTAACGATCAAAAAACAATACAACAAGCAATACAAAATGCTACGCCAGAGCAAATGTTAGAACTTAAAAAAGCAGAACAAGAGTTTGAAACTCAAATGAAAGAGCTTGATGTAGATGTATTTAAACTAGAAACACAAGACAAACAACACGCTAGAGGTATGTTTAGTAAAGACTGGACTGCAAGAATTATTGGTTTGTTTACTATAGGTGGTTTTCTTGGATATATCTTTTTAGTTACACTACAACCACCAGAACAAAACAGCGAGGCTCTTATAAATCTAGTGCTTGGTTATCTAGGCGGTTTAGCTAGTGCAATCATATCTTTTTATTTTGGTGCTTCACATACGCCTGAAGATAAATGACAAGTCCTGATGCTTTTGTTTATAAAGTAACTTTAGAAAAAGTTATTGATGGCGATACTGTGCGTTTAAAAACTATTGATCTTGGTTTCTCTGTCCAACTACATAATAAATCTGTTCGTATTGCAGGTATTGATACTCCAGAATCACGGATCAATATTAAGAGACAACCGCATAGAACAAAAGAAAAAGAGCTTGGCTTACTTGCTAAATCAAAATTGAAAGAATGGTTAGTTGGGGATATAACATTGAAATCTTATGGAACTGACAAATATGGTAGAGTGTTAGGAGATATATTTTGTGAACAAGGGAATGTTGCTGAATTACTTAAAGAACAAAATCTTGCCGTTGACTATGACGGCGGAACCAAAACAAAAGTCTGGGGGGAATAATATGGAAATTTCACAAGAGGGCATAGCCTTAATTAAAAAATTTGAGGGTTGTGAGTTAGAGGCTTACAAATGTGCAGCTGGCGTTTGGACTATAGGTTATGGTTCTACAAAGGGTGTAAAAGAAAGCGATTCTATAACCCAAGAAGATGCAGACAAATTGCTTATGGATGAATTAAAAGAATATGAAAGTTATGTAAATGATTTTGTAGAAGTAAATTTAGAACAAAATCAATTTGATTCTTTATGTTCATTTTGCTACAACTTAGGCCCACAATCTTTAAAATCTTCAACTTTATTAAAAGTTTTAAATGCTAAAGATTACGAGGGCGTACCTGCACAAATTAAACGCTGGAACAAAGCTGGTGGTAAGGTTTTACAAGGCCTTATTAGACGTAGAGAAGCTGAGGCTTTATTATTTGAAGGTAAAGAATGGCATGAAGTTTAAATCTTTGCTAAACTTACAAGAAATTAGGAATATATTATGGCAATAGGAATACCAGGCGGTGATGAGGTTATTATACCTACAGGTGGATTTGCTAAATTTTTAAAATCTGCAATACCCAACAAATTAGGGCCAGATGATTTCGGTAGTTATGTAATACCAGCTTCAGATCCCACTTTTTCAACAGGTTCACAATATGCCCGTTCTATAGCTGGTGGATTGCCAATGGAACAAGTTATTGCACCAGGCGTAAGCTATTCTCCTGACCAGCCAGGTGGCTTTACACAAGCACAACTTGGTCCAGTTATTAAAAATTTACCTAATATTCCTCCAACACCACCAGATAGGCCATTTAGTGATGCAATACCACCTGTCTATGATGAATTACCACTTAACATCATTGGTGGAGGTAGAGGAGATAATATTAATATATTACAAGATGAAATGGGTTTTCCGCCACCTATAGATATTTTAGGTGGTTTTAACTTTGTACCTCAAATAGATCAAGATGTTTTACGACAAGGTTTGCGTGATGAAATAAGCGCATTAATACCAGCACAAGAACAACCTGATTTTTCACAGTTTATCAAGCAAGAAGATATTGGTGGGTTATTAGAAGCAAGAGAACCAGATCTAACAAAATTTATGTCAAGAGAAGAAATTGATAATTTGTTATCGCAACGACCTACTGGCGGTATATTTTCAATAGAAAATATAAGAGAGGATTTGAATTTACCAGACTTTGACCAATTTGCTATGAAACAAGATATACCCATGATGGCAGAGCCAGACTTATCTAAGTTTGTAACACAAAAGGATATTAATGATGCTATTGCACAAATAAACATACCTACAATACAACAACCAGATTTAAGTGGGTTTGCTAGATTAGAAGATATACCTAAATTTGAACAATCAGATTTAACTGGTTTAAATGATAGGCTCATGCAACTAGAACAAGGTCTTTTGAATTTACAAACACCACAACTTCCTGATGGTGGCAATTTTTCAATAGAAAGAATGACACCAGGTTTATTTGTATGAGCATTACACACGAAGAAGCTGTCAAAGCTGCACAAGCTGAAGCCATATTAGATTCTGATGTTTTCAAAGAAGCGCTTGAAAATCTTAAAAACGAATATACAAATATTTGGTTAAACACTAGAGATATTACAGACACACAGATCAGAGAAGATTTACATAGATCACTATTACTTTTACCTGAAGTTGAAAGACATCTACGCATCATGGTAGAAAAAGGTAAACTCACAAAAACACACATTAACAAAATAAGAAATATAGGATAAATATTCCCTTTTTGTAGAATATTGGTTTAAAATATTCATAAATACAATAAAGGAGTATTTATATGGCAACAACGGACAAACCGACTGCACTCAAAACACCTGGCGAAACAACTACCGCCATGTTTGAAAATTTTTTAACCCCCGAAGAGGATAAGGAAGAAGAACAATCAAACGAAGAAGTTGAGGTGGTGGAAACACCTACCGAAGATGTCTCTGAAGTAGAGGAAGTAGAAACTGAAGATCTTGAAGAAGATGTTGAAGTTGAAGAAGATCCTACAGAAGAAGACGAATATTTAGATGAAGAACAAACGAATATTGAAGAGGAAGTCGAGCAACCTCAAATGTTTACAGTTAATGTAAACGGAATAGAACAGCAGGTCACGCAAGAAGAACTTATCAATGGCTATTCTCGTCAGCAAGATTATACGCGCAAAACACAAGAACTCTCACAACAGCGAAAAACTATTGAAGAGCAAGCCAAAGAAGTAGCGCAAAGAGATGCGATTTAT